TCCCACCGCGCGAATATATTTTTATGATAAATATAAGAGGATATTACAAAGAAGGGATTGAGGACCGGATCTGCAAGATTTCTGGGTGTAGCAGCAAGGGAGCTATTGATTGCATTAAAAATGGTCGAAGATACCGCAGGAAGTTATGTTCAAAACACCATAGGGAAAAATATGGTATGCAAGGGAGCTCTGCTAGTAAGTTAACGTCTAAAGAGAAATTTAGAAGGCGTGGTTTAGCTAATAAGTGTGACATATGCGGTTGGGAAGGACATTGTGACATTCATCGAAAATTACCAGGACAGTATGGTGGAGCCTATAGTTTAGATAACATGATGTCCGTATGTCCTAATTGCCATAGAATGATTCATATGAAAGAGATAGAAGTAGAAGGTTATGATTTAACCATTATAGGTAGTGATAATTTTGAAAAAGAAGATGATCAATTGTATTTATTTAATTAAAAGATATGACTAAAAAACCAATAGGCGTAAGCGCCGACCGCGAGGACAATATAAAGATCCTTATGAACCGCTATTGCAGTTATCTGCTAGATCAGAGCAATAAGGATTTAGAGTTCATTATAAGCATGGGGGTCTATACTTACAAAGAGGCTTTAGAGGGAGGAACTTCATGACCACTATTGTTCCACGTGAAACGACTAAAATAAAACAAATAAAAGATAACCCTTTATATTGGGGAAAGGCCTACCTAGCCGAACATTTCCGCCACCCCAGCCCAAATTTCCACCTAATCATTTTGCGAGAGGCGATGAAAAATAAGTATCTAGCCATCCAAGCCCCTAGAGGCAGCGCAAAAACAACAATATTACAATTCCTACTTAGCACCCACGGCATCTGTTTAAAACTATACCGTCATATTATATTTCTGCAGAACACATGGGACAAAGCCACCGGCAACCTCCTTTCCATAAAAACCGAAATAAAAAACAACCCCCTTCTTATAGAAAAATATAAAATAAAGATAGTAAAAGACGCCGCAGGGGAGGCTATATTTGAGCACCCTGATGGATTTAGGACAAGGGTCCTATGTAAAGGACTAGAACAAATCGGCTCCATCCGCGGTGAAAAGTTCGGAGCATACCGACCGGACCTAGTCCTAGGCGACGACATTGAAGACGACAAAATGGTCAAGAACCCCGAGCTGCGCAACGAGTTAAAAGAGAACATCGACAACGTCGTCTTAAAATGCGGCGAGCCTCACTTAACGAAGTTCATCATCGTAGGAACTCCTCTTCATGACGACAGCCTTATGACGGATCTTATTAGCCCAACCCAGTATAGACAATTCCATAAATTGCGCTTCATGGCCAGGTGGAAGAATACGGTTACGGGCGAAATCACTAGTCTTTGGCCTGAGAAGTGGAGTGTAGCTGATCTCAACGCCATGGAGCGCGAAAACGCCGTCAGTTTCGCCCAGGAAATGCAGTGCGACCCCGTCAGTGGATCCCGCGCCAAGTTCGCGAAGGAAGACTTTCGTAACTGGTACGTCGAGAACGACCATTACGTACTAATAGGGGAAAACGGTCAGATCTTGTCTAAGGGCGAACTCCGCAGTTGCAAAGCCGCAATCGCCTGTGACCTCGCCTGGGAGATCAAGAAAGAATCCGATTTCTCTGCGATCATGCCAGGCCTACTCACCCCTAACAGCGAACTCTTAATAGACACATACGTCTGCGAGAAAGGAATGCGTCCCGACCAGCTAGAGGAACATTTGTTTACGATGGAGGAGAAGTATAGGAAGATGACAAAGAAACCCGTACCCATAGGCTTTGAGAAAGCAAAGTTAGAGAAAGTCATGAAGTTCTATCTAAAGCAAGCCATGCAACGCCGGAACCATTACCTAACCTTTAAAGACCTCCTTTGGGTAACGGACAAGATCGAGCGGATCGTGACCGCCCTACAACCTCGTTACAAACAAAACTCCGTTTTCCATAAAAGCGGCATGGGCGACCTAGAGCACCAACTAATGCGCGTCCCTTCGGGGAAACACGACGATTTGTGTTTCGGATATGGAACCAAGATAGCTACTATACGAGGAGATGTAGAAATTCAGGATATAAATATTGGTGATAAGGTAATAACTCCAATAGGTTTATGTGAAGTAACTAATTGCGGATTTACAGGGTTTTCTGAGACTATTGAATTTAAAGGAATGAATATAACACCTAAACATAAAGTCTTCATTAATGAAAACCCCTACCTTGCATCTGCCGATACACTATGGTATAATGCTCCTATATATAAACTATCTATAAAGGAGCAAATGAAATGGACATACCAGAGGCTATTATATTCAATGGGGTCAAATACAGAAGAATGGGCGGGAAGAGAAAGTATTATTTGTCTCAATCGAATAAAAATAAAGGACGAAAGTCTCCTAAAGGACTTCATGTTGCGATTTATGAACATCATTGGAAAGTTTCAGTTTCGAAAGGCTTTCATGTTCACCACGTTGACGGCAACACATTTAACAACGAGATTGACAATCTTATGTGTATACCAGCTAGCGAACACTATAAAATGCCTAAAAACTATGATAAAAAAGTATTGGCTAATAATCTTAAGAAAGCTCAAGAAGCAGCGAAGAAATGGCATGGATCAGAAGAAGGCCTTAAATGGCATAGGGAACACGGCAGAAATGTTTTTGGCAACAGACCAGTTCTGGATAAAAGATGCCGCATATGCCACAAAGAATTCAAAGCAAGAAATGTTTATGCAAGAACATGTTCACAAACCTGTAGAGACAGAAAAAAGCACATCTTTAGAAATGGTATTCAACATGACCGTGAAAGATGCTGGCGTTTATTATGCAAATGGCGTTTTAGTGTCTAATTGCGATTGCGCACAAGGCCTAGTCCAGCTATTACAGTACGCACCGAAGAAGGGGAAGATTGTATCTAACAACGAAGACGACATGTTCGATTGGCTAGTCAAACGCCACCAAAAGAAACACCATCCAGCGAAGAAGGCCTTTACCTTTGGGAATAAGAATAACAAACCGTGGGGAATACCTGCGATTGATACTTGGAGATAGTATGGCTTTCATAACTCATCCTTTAGATTTTATAAGATCATCATTAGGCGTTGAAGATGGGCATTGTTGTGGCTGCAATAAGCGTTTGAAAAAGAATAAAAAGTATTTTTGTGATTGTAACTGCTATTATGAGCTTTTACAACAAGAAATTGAACACAAAGCTTGACATTATGTTAACTACAGCATAGACTATAGAAAAGCGATCTAAAACCCTAGGAGTCATGCCCCAGGGATAACCATTATTTAAGACACAAATCCTGTACAGGGGGTTTGTGTCTTTTTTTTGGAAAATTTATGGCCAAAATTTCAAAAGACAGACTAAAGGCTCTTCATAGCGAGATAAAACTGTCTCGTAAATTCACTGATGAAGAGATCCAACCGATAATGGAAGAAGCGTTATCGCGTTATATGGGGAAGTTCACCCCACTTTTTGGACAAGATTGGGATGTTGTACTAAATGAAGTTTACCCTATTGTTCAGCACCATCTCCCTTCTATTTTCTTCAGAAACCCTACCGCATTTTTAAAACCACGACATAAAACCTTTATTGCGAAACGACGTGACCCTGTATCAGGCCGAATGGAAGAGGTACAACTAGAGTCCCAGAAATCCGCCAATACACAATCTGCTATCTTGAATTATGCACTAAGTCAAAACGGTTATAAACAAGAAACGCGAAAAGTACTTCTTGACGCACTTTTGTTTCCTTTTGGTGTCATGTGGCACGGGTACAAGGGCGATTTTGGTATGACTGAAGAAAATTCGATTTTCATTAAAAACGAACAAGTGTTTGTCCAACGAACTGATCCATCAAGATTTATTAAAGACCCTGCTGTATCTTATTCTAAGCTTGAAGATGCTAGTTGGGTAGGACGAATTATAGATGTGCGGCTTAACGATGTTTTAGAAGACGATAAACTCAATATAAAGAAGGGGCAAATCAAAGGGTTTAATGGGTTTGGACAATCGGTTGGTAGCCATACAAATGGTAACGACATAAGCATTCCTTCGGCAACATCCTCTTCTTCTTTATTTGATTTTGCTGATGAAGATTTCAAAAAATCGTCAGCCTCAAAATTCGTTCGTTTGTTTGAAATATTTTTGCGCCCGACTAAGAAAGAGAAAAGGGAAGGTAAAAAAGGGTTAATTCTTCTTCTTTCAGAAGAACAAGAAGAACCTTTAAGGGTGAACGATTGGAAGATTAAAGCAGAAGGGTTCCCAGCGAAAATTCTAGAATTCAATCCTGTTAATGACCGGATGTTTGGTATCCCTGATATTGACACTTATAGCTCTATTGCTGATCAGAAAAATATTATCTCAAATCTACAGATTAGAAATGCTCAACAAAACACCAAGGTATGGATAGGAATAAACAAAGCAGAAGGCGACGAAGAAGACATTCAAAAGATACAAGAGGGGACAAATACCATCGTTCTTTTCGACGGCGACACTCCGGTAAACCAACGTATGTTTGTTGCGTCCCCTGGAGGTGCTGCCAGTTCAGAATTATATTTAATAGATCAAAGAATCCAAAAGAATTTAGAAGACAAGTCAGGGGTTACAGATCTAAAGCGGGGGTCTCTCCAATCGGGAGAAGAATCAGCCACGAGCGTAAAAATACGAGCCGCAGGTGGAGGGGCCCGTCCCGCTTATCGTCAAGATGTTATGAGTGATTTTTTAAAAGAATCTATGCTTTACCAAAACGATCTTCTTAGACAATTTGTTCCTTTCAAACAAGCTGTTCGAATTGTAGGAAGTTTAGATATCGAATGGTCTGATAATCCATCTAAAGAAGAAATACAAGCAGATGTAGATATTGAACTTGATGCAATTTCTATGTTACCTGAAAATCCAGAAAGAGAATTAAAGGAATTTCAAGTCGCGTTAGGAATGGCTATTGATTCTATTAGGGATCCTATTATTTCAAAGAAAATTGAACAAGAAGGAAAAGTTATTGAAATTTCTCCATTAATAGAACAAATCCTTATTCGTTTGAAAATAAGGAATCCAAACATATTTAGAAACATAAAGCCAGAAGAATCAGAAGGTTTCGTCTCTGTTTCAGAGATTCGTAGTGCAAAGGCAAATGTAGAAGCTGCTCTAGCAGGAAACACCAATATTCCCTCTCCTCCTCAGCCAGGTCAAGACCATAGAGCGCGTGTTGAAGTTTATAGCACTATTACAAATTTAATTAAAGATTTACCTGAAACAATTGCTTCAAAAATCCTATCAGGATTATTGCAAGCACAAAGCGCATTATTACAAGAAGAGGCTTCGAAAGAAGCGGGCGCCGGGCAACCTACAAAATTAAGATCGCCAACTTTAGAAAGGGCAGGGAGTATCTAATGCAACTACTAGCAGTTAGAGAGGACACTTTTATAAACCCAGACAAGATCAATTCTATCAAAGTCAATAAGACAAAGACGGGTGTCACTATAGTCATCAATCTTGCGGGACAGGCGATTACGTTGAAACGACCTATTGGCGACTTCCTTACAGACTTATCAGATTTAGGGATTGATTTAGTTGACCGAATAGAGGCGGCTTCTGAAGATAAACTATTGCCTCAATTCACATCCGTATGAAGTTTCTAGAAGTAAAACAAGGCGAGTTAAGTATAAAGCGTAGCGCTATTGTAGCCGTCGAACGAAAAGACGAGATCTTAACAACTATATATACGGATGTGAATTGAGGCAATAGTTTATCTTCAGAAGCCGCCTCTATTCGGTCAACTAAATCAATCCCTAAATCTGATAAGTC